CCTTATTATGCAGGTCAGCACCGTATTACATTAAATATAGTCCAAAGCATGATTGATACAGCGGTTGCTAAGATTACCAAAAATAGGCCATTACCGTACTTTCTGACATCTGATGGCGACTTTAGTCAAACTAGACGTGCGGAAAAACTCACTCAGTTTATCGAAGGTCAATTTCACGCAGCAAACGTATTTGAAATTATGCCAAAGGTGTTTAAAGATGCTTGTATATTTGGTACAGGTATTGTGAAAGTGCTTAGAGAAGGGAAAAAGATTATCTGTGAACGCGTATTTCCTGATGAGATTAAAGTTGATAATAATGAATCGATATACGGAAAGCCGCGCCAAATGCACCAGCTTAAATGGATACATAAAGACGTTCTAATTTCAATGTTTCCAAATAAGCGCGGTAGTATTGAAGGAGTAATATCTGATACGACGTATGGGATAGACAAAACAACTGTTAACGGTGACATGGTACTTGTAACGGAATCGTGGAAACTACCTGATGGCGATAAAGAGAACGGTTTTCACTGCATAACAATAATTAATGATACGCTATTCAAAGAAACGTATACTAAGAACTATTTCCCATTTGTTATTCTTAGATGGAACGAGAAACCTCTCGGGTTTTGGGGACAAGGAATAGCCGAACAGTTAGCAGGTCTCCAATTAGAAATAAATAAGCTATTAAAAGTCATTCAAGTATCTATGCACTTAGTGAGTGTACCTAAAATATTTATTGAAGCTAGCTCTAAAATTGTTACACAAGAGCTAAACAATCAAATTGGTTCAATAATCAGATATGCTGGAGCAAAGCCCGAACAAGGGTCATTAGGCTCAATCCCGCCAGAATTATTTTCTCAACTAGATAGATTATATCAGCGCGCATTTGAGATTGTAGGTATTTCACAGCTTAGTGCTGGAAGCCAAAAACCAGCGGGATTAAATTCAGGTAAAGCTTTACGTACTTATAACGACCTTGAAACAGAGCGTTTTTCACTTGTTGCTAAGCAGTATGAAAAGTCTCACTTGGACTTAGCTGAAATTATGGTTGATTTTGCCAAGGATATTGGAAAAGAAACTAGAAATTATGAGATTAAAGTCCCAGGTTCAAAATTTCTTAAAACAATTAGCTGGAAAGATGTTAATATGGACGATGACCAGTACATAATGCAGATTTTTCCAGTATCAGCGTTTTCTCAAGACCCTTCATCACGCTTTCAAGAAATTCAAGAGTTAATTCAAGCTGGTTTTATACCTAAAGAAGCTGCTATGAAACTATTAAATTTTCCTGATTTAAAAGGCTTTTACTCACTTGAACAAGCTTCCATTGAAAATCTAGAAATGCAAATAGAAAAAATGATTGATAAAGGTGAATATGAATCTCCAGAACCGTTTCAGAATTTAGCTTATGGTATAAAATTGATGCAGCAGGCTTACTTAAAATATAAAAACGATAACGCGCCAGATGATAGGCTTGAATTGCTTCGTCAATGGATGTCTGACGCTCAAGAGCTTCTTTTATCTGCAACAGCACAGCAACAAGCTGCAATGGCTCCACCAGCATCAGCTGATATGAGCAGTGCTCAAGGCCAGCCGTCTTTGCCCCCAACATCTGATTTAATTCCAAGATAAATATGTAAAAAGACTTTACAATTTAACAAATGTGGCATATACTAGCAATATGTATGCCATTTTAACCTATTAAGGAGCAAATATGCCCATTATCGAATCATCTGCACCACAATCACCTGAAGTGCCCCAAACTAGTACGCCACCGCAAGAGCCTATTCAATCCCAGCAAGAGCAATCGCCTCAATATAACGACTTCGCTCGTAAATTTGCAGCGTTGACACGCAAAGAAAAAGACATTCTCGAAAAATCAAAAAGTCAAGAGAGCGAGTACCAAAAGCGACTTGCAGAATTGACTGAGAAATCAAATAAGTACAAGAAATATGAAGAGCTCGAAACAACGCTTTCTCAAGATAAGCGTAAAGCACTTGAGTTCTTACAGCAGCAAAATATCTCTCTTGAGGACTTATCTAGCATGCTAATTGAAGAGCTTAATCCAAACGAAGACGTTAAAATCAATCGAAAATTATCTGATTATGAGAAAAAGATGGAGCAGAAGCTTGCGAATCTAGAAAAGCAGCTTTTAGAGCGTGAACAAAAGGCAAAAGAAGACGAAGAAAATCAAGCTAAGTCTCAACATGAGAAGGTCGTTCAAAAGGTACTAAGTGATATTACTGAGTTTGTGAATGCTGGAGAGTATCCACTAATTCAATCTCAACAACAAGTCCAACTAGTATATGATGTAATCCAGAACCACTATCAAGAGCAAATTGACAAAGGTACGCCGTCGCAGTTAGCGCAAATACTTGGATTTAAAGAGGCTAGTGACATAGTTGAGCGACATTTAGACGAGGAATTAGAGAGATTGTATAGTGCTAAAAAACCTAAACAAAAGCCCGCTGAGGCAAGCGAAAGTAATAAAGAGGCATCGATAACAATGACCAACGCGCATGGTGTGACTGACGCGTCAAAAGTATCAGGTACAATGTCGAGAGAAGACGCATTAAAAGAAGCTATGAAGATGATTCGGTTCACATAGCCCTAACGAATATACCGGATAAGTTACTTAAACATAAACATTAAACAAAAAGGAGCCCAAAATGGCTTTAGATATGACAACCTTCTCAGCAGCGTTAAAAACGCTCTATTCTCAAGACCAAGTTCAAAACATGGTTTATAAAAACAACCCTTTCTTAGCTTTAGTTCAAAAGAGCACTGACTTCGTAGGTAAAAACAAAGTTATTGATATTATAACTGGAAACCCACAAGGTCGTTCTGGTACATTTGCAACTGCAAAAGCTAATAAAACAAACTCAGCAGTTAAAGCGTTCACAATCACTCGAGTTTCTAACTTTGCATTAGCTTCAATTGATAATGAGACTATTGATGCATCTTCTGGAAATGCTGGCGCGCTTATTTCAGCACTTCAAACAGAAATGGACGGCGCAATCAACGGAATCACTCGTTCAATTGCAAAAGCTCTCTATGGAAATGGTTCTGGTTCACTCGGACAAGTTGATGCGGCTACTACATTGACTTCACAAGTTATCAAGCTTAAATTAGCTGATTCATCTGTAAACTTCGAAGTTGATATGAAACTTCAAGTATCTGCTACTAATGGGACTGGTGCAGTACGTTCTGGTACTTTAACTGTTACAGGTGTTGACAGAGATACTGATACAGTAACTTGTTCATCTGTTTTAAACGTTGCAATTCCTGCAATAGCTTCACAAGATTATATTTTCCAAGATGGCGATTATGGTCTTATGATTAAAGGTCTTGATGCATGGATTCCTGCAACTGCACCTACTTCTGGAGATAACTTTTTTGGAGTTGATAGAAGTTCTGACCCTGTAAGACTTGCTGGTCTTAGATATGATGGTTCTTCTGGAACTAAAGAAGCTGCTTTAATTAATGCTGCTTTCAGAGCTGCTAAAGAAGGCGCTACTCCTTCACACTGTTTCATGAACTATACTGACTATGCTGCTCTTGAAATCGAATTAGGTTCTAAAGTTCACTATATCGATTTAAAAGCTGACAATATAGTTGGTTTCAAATCTCTTCAAATCTCTGGACCAAACGGTCTTATCAATATCGTTCCTGATGTTAACTGCCCTCGTGGAGTTGCGTACATGTTAGATTTATCTATGTGGAAACTTAACTCTCTTGGACCTTTGGTTAAAATCGAAGAGAATGACTCTCTTAAACTTTTGAGAGATGCTTCATCAAATTCAGTTGAGTTAAGAATTGTTTCTTATGCTCAATTATCTTGTGCAGCACCTGGAAAGAACGTACGAATCAAACTAGCTTAATAGCTGAGTAAACCTTGAAAGGCTCCGAAAGGGGCCTTTCTTTTTTTAGGAGTATAAAAATGCCTTTACTTTTATCTGATAAAAAAAACATAGCTGCAATGCTCGTTCAAAAAATGGGCAAACCAGCTGAACCAATGCCACAAGACGAAATGGGCCAGCCGATAAATATAGACTCTGCAATGGAAGCTGCAGGGCAGTCGCTAATTGATGCGATTAAAGCTGGAAATGCTAAACAAGTTGGTTCTGCTTTTATTGCGCTATGTGACGTGTATGAGCTCATCGAAGACGCTCAAGAACCTCAAGAAGAGGGCGGCGAAAATCAATTAATGGGCTGCTAATAACTAAGGAGTTCTTATGACAATAACATTAGCGGAGTTAAAACTAAGAGCTAAGCAAAAAGCT